ACTTCGGGATTAGGCTCTCTTTTAATATCGGCTAAAGCAAATATAATTCCTGTAGGACAAGTAGGAACAGTGGGAACTCCTGTTGTATTAGTTTGGGGAGAAATTGATGATAGTCAAACACCTAATTACAGTTCTATAAATACTACACAATCACCTAATTACACTTCCGTTAGCGACGCACAAAGTCCTAATTGGGAGGAGGTAGCGTAAATAAACTTTATTACATATAATTGAGGCACTATGGCGAGTACATACGGAAATAATCTTAGATTAAATGAAATGGGAACTGGGGACCAATCTGGTACTTGGGGAACCGTGACTAATACTAATTTAGAGTTAATAGCGGAGGCTTTTTCATATCAAACTGAAGCTACATTCGACAGTGATGGAGATAAAACTGCTACTATAGGAGATGGAGTATCTGATAAATATAGAGCGATGTATATTAAAGTTACATCGACGACTAGTTTATCTGCTACTAGAACATTAAATATAGCTCCTAATACGGTTTCTAAAATGTTTATTATAGAAAACGCTACTACAGGAGGACAATCAATATCTATATCACAAGGTTCAGGAGCTGATGTAACTATTGCTAACGGGGCTTCTAAAATAGTATTTACTGATGGATTAGGTTCTGGTGCAGCAGTTTATGACGCTTTAGATAAAATAGCTTTATCATCTAATGCAACTATCGGAGGCAGTACTTTAGCTAGTCAATTATCTAGTTTTTTAACTGCTTCAAGTACGACCACATTTACTAACAAAACTTTTGACGCAGATGGAACAGGCAATAGTTTAACAAATGTAGAAGACGCTAATATAAAAGCTAGTGCTGCAATAGACGCTTCAAAAATTGCAAATGGAAATGTTAGTAATGCAGAGTTTCAATATTTGGATGGAGTAACTTCTGCAATACAAACACAATTAAATTCTAAAGGCACATCTAGTTTCAGTGGTAGTTATAATGATTTAAGTAATAAACCCACAATACCTACAGCTACATCTCAATTAAGTAATAATTCAGGATTTTTAACCGCTAGTTACTCACAAAGTTCCACATCAGGATATGTTAGATTCAGTAATGGATTACAAATAGTTTGGGGTAAAAACTATCACACTTATTATGGAGGTGGTTGGAGTTATCCATTAAGTTTTCCTAATGCTTTTGTTGCAGGTTCTGTATCAGATAATAGGTCAACTAACGCAGGTGATGGAACAGGTTTTATATATAGTGCGGGTACTTCCAGTTTTAGTTATACCTCTAGTGTCCCTCAAGGTTACACTTATTTAATCGCTATAGGGTATTAATATGTCTAAATACGCACACATAGATGAAAACAACATTTTAAAAGGTTTTTATGATAATGAGGTACATGACAGTATTCCGACACCTAACGTAAGTTTAACTGATGAACAATGGCAAACTGCATTAGACAATAATCATAATTATATTGCCAATGATGGCTCATCAAAAACTGTAACTTTAGAACTCACTGCAGAAGAAAAAGTTGCGGGAGCACACGCTTATTTAAATTCTACTGATTGGTACGTTGTTAGGAAAGCAGACACAGGTAAAGCTATCCCAGAAGATGTGACAACAAAAAGAATAGAGGCAAGACAAACAATAAATGATTTAGAGGAATAAATGGAAATTTTACTTTGGATAATATTTGTAACGGTGGTAGGCAAAGCACTACTAAAAGCAGTTGCTCCTTACACAAATAGAGCATTAGACGATAAAATAAAAGAATACTGGAAGAACTTAAAAGAATATTTCTAATGCCTAGAACAACAGTAAACGAAGTAGATAAAAGATTAAGTGCTCATGAAGCAGCATGTGACCAACGTTGGAAAGAAAATTATCGTAGATTAGATTCTATAGAAAATGGAATTCTATCAATTAATAAAACTATTAGGAATAGCTTAATATTCACTGCTACTATTTCCTTGACTATTGTAGGGTTTCTAGTAAGATACACTTTGTTTTAGGAGGGCTAAATGGAGTTCTCCTCAGAAACTAAATTATCAAAACACTTTAAATTAAAAGAATTTGAAAAATCTCAAATGGCTTATCGTTTAGGTATTGATAATAGAGTAACTGACAAAACAATATTTAATAATTTAAAAAATTTAAGTGAGGAAATACTTGAACCTATACGAAATCATTTCGGCAAACCTTTTACTCCTAATTCTGGTTACCGCTGTTTGGAGCTCAATAGAAAGCTTGGCTCTCGTGACACTAGCCAACATACTTTAGGTCAAGCCGTAGATATAGAAATCGTTGGTATAGACAACGAAACGCTATTCGCATATATAAAAAATGAGTTAGACTTTGACCAAGTTATTTTAGAGTACTATGATGGAATAACTCCAGATAGTGGTTGGATTCATGTATCATACGTAAACCCTGAAGAAAACAGAAAAAACAGTTTCGCATACGACGGAATAAATTATAGAGTAGTTTAATGCCTTTATTGAAATTACAATTTAAACCAGGAATCAACAGAGAAGGTACTAATTATAGTAACGAAGGTGGTTGGTTTGACGGTAACTTAATACGTTTTAATAAACAAAACGTAGAAAAAATAGGTGGTTGGAGAAAAGATAACAGTAATACTTTTTTAGGTAATTGTAGAAAATTACACGCGTGGACTGATTTAAATGGTACGAAATTTTTAGGATTAGGCACCACTAGTAAATATTATATTGAAAAGGGTGGTGCATTTTACGACATCACACCACTAAGACAGACAACAGCCGCAGGAGACGTAACTTTTTCTGCTAGTTCAGGTTCAACTACTATAACTGTAACAGACACTAATCATGGATTAGGAGCAGGAGACTATGTAACTTTTAGTGGAGCAGCTAGTTTAGGTGGTGCTATAACTGCTGATGTTTTAAATCAAACAGGAACAACTTACTTAAATCAAATAGGTTTTATTGTCGCTTCCGTAGTAAACGCAAATAGTTATACTATAACTTCACCAGTAGCTGCTACAGGTTCTGACTCAGGTAATGGAGGCAGTAGCACTATAGGGTACTATCAAATACAAGTAGGATTAGATACTTATGTATCTGGAACTGGTTGGGGAGCAGGAGCTTGGGGAGATAGCACTTGGGGAAGCACAAGTCCTTTAGCTTTCGCTAGTCAATTAAGATTATGGTCGCATGATAATTACGGTGAAGATTTAATCATTAACCCTAGAAACGGTGGTATATTTTATTGGGATAGTTCTGCAGGGGTAGAATGGGCTAGTAATAATAATCATAATAGGGCTAAAGCGTTATCGGACCTCGCAGGAGCTAATTTAGCCCCCACAGTAGGGTTATTTACCCTAGTATCTCAGGTAGATAAACACGCTATAGTTTTAGGAGCAGACCCGATAAATACAGCAGGAACAGCTAGAACTGGAAATATAGACCCAATGCTTATCGCATTTAGTGACCAAGATAACGTTGTAGAATGGGAACCAAAATCTACTAATACTGCAGGAGCATTAAGTTTATCCGAAGGCAGTACTATAGTAGGAGCCGTAAAATCTAGGCAAGAGATATTAGTTTGGACAGATACTTCTTTATATAGTATGCAATTTGTTGGACCACCTTTTACTTTCGGTATAAATTTAATAAATAAAGAAACTGGTTTAATTGGACCGAATGCTGCGATAGTAACATCTAAAGGTGTTTTTTGGATGGCGGTAGATAATTTTTATGTGTATACAGGTACCGTACAAAAAGTTCCTTGTACAGTTTTAAGCTATGTTTTCAATGATATAAATATTTCAGAAGCATATAAATTTCATGCTTTTTTAAATGAAGAATTTAATGAAGTAGGCTGGTTTTATACTTCGAAAAACGGTACCGAAATAGATAGGTATGTTTCTTATAATTATGAAATAGGTGCATGGGCTTACGGAATATTAAGTAGAACAGCTTGGTTAGATTCAGGAACTGAATCGTACCCACGAGCTACTGCAAATAATTATCTATATGAACACGAGTTCGGTTATGACGATGATGGTAGTCCTATGACTAATGTTTTTATAGAAAGCTCAGATATGGATTTAGATGAAGGAGAACAATTTAGCCACATATCTAAATTAATACCCGATGTCAGATTTTTAAATAATGCAGGAGGAGGACAAATAAATTTTGTATTAAAAACTAGAAATGCTCCTGGAGAAACATTGACTACTAAAAGCACAAACGCTGTATCAAGTACAGCTTCTAAAATAGATTTACGTTCTAGGTCAAGACAAGCGGCTTTTAGATTTGAATCAGATGACGACGCTTCTTATCCTGGAAATACTGATACGGGTTGGAGATTAGGTAATAATAGGATAGAAATAAAACCTGACGGAAAACGCTAATGGCTAAATTATTAAGAACGTCATTACCTTTTAGTTCTGACGGTCAAGTAAGTGGTGAGTTATATAATAGATTACTTAGAATTTTAGAAATAAATTTAGGAGAATTTGACCCCGATAATACTAGACAAATAACAACTGCGGAAAAATTAGATAATAAATTTAATTTAGGAGCAATCGTATTCGATACGACTTTAGATAAATTACAAGTATACGACGGGGATAATTGGCTAACTATTGCTACTATAGACCCCGATGTTTTCAGCGGACCACCTACCAATGGATTAGAAGCTCAGGCTTCTTTAGGTATTTTGTCTGTTAGTGCTGGTGGAGACACTACAATTACATTATAAATATTTTCAAATATAATACCCAAAAGGAGATTAACATGATAAATCAATGGTCGTATAGCCGTTTAAGTTGTTTTGAAAAATGTCCGAAACAAGCAGAATTTAAATTTGTTAAAAAATTAAAAGAGCCTGGAAGTCCAGCGATGGATAGAGGTAAAAACATACATAAATTATGTGAAGAATATATTCGAGGTTTCCATCAAGAAATACCTGAAGAAATAAAAGGTTTAGAAGATAGTTTTAAAGAACTAAAAGAACTACACGAAAGAGGACACGTGCTTTGTGAAGAAGATTGGGCTTGGGACAATGAATGGCAACAAACAGGTTGGTTTGATTATAATACTTGGGGCAGGGCTAAAGTAGACGCTTTTGTATATGAAGAAGGTATTTCTAAACAAGCTCGAGTTATTGATTTTAAAACAGGAAAGTTCGAAGGTAATGAAGAAGCTCATAGAGAACAGTGTGAATTATACGGTTCTATAGCTTTAAAAAGGTTTCCAGAATTAGAGGAAATAGTTACTGAGATGTGGTATTTAGACCATAATAAAATAAGTAAGTTCGTTTACGATACACAAACAATAATTTTAAAAAGAGACCGTATAAACACTAGAGCTATAGAGATGACTACAGCTACAGAGTTTCCCGCTAACCCGCATAAATGGAGATGTCGTTGGTGTCATTTTGGCAAAGAAGGATTATGCGAAGAAAGAATCACTGATTAACAATCACCAAAAAATACTTTATTATTGTTCTTGGTAGGTGATTATTATGGAACAACCTAACGAAATCATAAAAACTAAAGAACCTCAAAAGGTAAAATTAGAGTTAGAACTAGATACTACGCAAAAGAAATACGAACCTAACAAATTTCAAACTTGGGTAGATTTAGCGGTAACTGTAGACTCTTGGAGAATTTTTCCTAGATTATTTATTACAATTTATATAGTTTTATTATATAAAACTTGTGTATGGTTTATGGGTTTAGATACCCCTAGTTTAGAACAAAGTGGGTTCGTATCTATTGTTGTAGGAGCGGGAGCCGCTTGGTTTGGTTTATATGCTGGTACAGGCGGTGCAAGTAAAACTAAATTAAAACAATATGACTGATACTTTAAAAATTTATTTGACAGAGTTTGAATACGACGGAGTTACTTACGACGGACCGAATATCGTAGCTAAAAATTTTAAAGAAGCTGAACGACATGCTGAGGATTTAGGCATAATTGTTGTTGGAAAATTAGATACATTTATATCGGCATATGGTATTGATGACCATAAAACAACGATACACTAATGTATGATATGACCATGTTTGAACTTACGTTAAACGATTTTTATATCGAATTTATAGGATTTGTACTTACTTTATTAGTAGGATTAGCTATAAAAGATTACGCTGTAACTTTTGTAAAAGGAGCATTTTTTAGATTCTTTTCACCTTTCGATGAAGGTGATAAAGTAATTCTAGACGGACAAACGGCTATGATAATAAAAATTGGTTTTTCGCAAACCGTGTTCGGTGTTTATAGCGAAGATGGATATACATGGAGGTATATCCCGAACCAAAAATTAGATAATTTTAAATTAGAAAAAGTAGTAGACGCTGAATTACACGCAGACACAGCTAAAGAAAAAGCAGAAAAAATACGAGCTATCTTAGAAGAAAAAGACGATTAAGGGCTATACAGCTTGTTACTTCATAAAGTATAATCACTTTACAGTTATATAAACTGCACCTCAGGATAGGCAAAAATCCGCATTTTAATTAAAATATGACAATATGGACCCGATAGTAATAGGAGCTTTAATAGGAGCAGGAACTACTCTTCTTGGTAGTATATTCAATAAAAATGAAGCACCTAAAAGTTTAGCAGAATCAACACCGTTAGGCGGTCAGGGTCAAGGAATAACTTCTATAAATTTACAAGATATAGGACAAGACACCGAAAATATAGCGGAAGACATCAAACTTAATCAAGAAGATTTTGAAGTAGCTCAAGCTAATAAATCTGATAACGGTATTTTAAATGCTTTACAAGATAAATTAGGAGCTAAAAACGGTAAACCTATATCTTCTTTAGAAAATATGACTGTAGAAGAATTACTAGATTTTTTGAATATGGACGAACTTACTGATGTTGGTAGTAATATATCTATGGAAGAAATAATGAATACGGTTGCTCCAAATACTCCGAAACTAGATTTCACAACAGATACTAACTTAGTATCTTTGTTAGAAAAACCTAATACATCCGCTACGAATCTAAATAATATGGCAAAAGCTGAAATAATTAACGATAGAAAAAAAGCAGCTACAGATTTAGCGATAGCAGGAGCACAAGCAAGTGACGGTGTTGGAAAATTAACTGCTGATGAAACTGCTTTATTAATACAAGGACTAACTAGTTTAGTTCAACTTATAGAAAATAAAAATAAAAAACCCTCATTAGGTGCAGCTTCAGCTCCTCGTTTTTCTTATCAAGCTCCTAGTGGTGGTATAAGTTTACAAAATATTGGAATGAATATGGGAGGGGAAACTTCAAAAGTTTTAGCAAGACCTATGTTTAATGGTGACCCCGTGGTAGGTCCAGGAGGTCCAAAAGATGATATAATACCAGTACTCGCTAGTGATGGTGAGTTTATGTTATCGAAAGCAGCGGTAGACCATGCTGGTGGCGGTAATCACGCTTTAGGTATCGAAAGATTAAAAGCATTTAATAATAAAGGTAATCAAAGATATGGCTAGTAGAGAAGAACGAGAATTTTCATCCCAAGCCCCCGCAC